TGTCTTCTTCTTCTTCGTAAGCAACGTATTCGTTTGTAGCAACTTTATACGCGTTCAAAGTGATTTCTTTTAGTGCGTGAGTGGCTTCGCTACCTGCGGAAGCTGTTGTACCGAACGCTGTATTAGCCATCCATGTAGCAACACCAGCTTCTGGGTTGACTGGAATAGTCATAACGTTGGTCTGCATAGTAATACCACGCAAGTTAGGAGCAACAACTAAACGACGGCGAACTTCGTTTTCCATGTTAGTGGATACTTCTAGTTCCCATGTAGCGCTTGGTAGGTGAGCACCGTACTTTTGGATCATTTCTTGACCAAACTTAGTGTCGCCTAGAGCTTTACCTGCCATCTTTGCGAGAATAACGGCCTTTTCTTTGTCAGCATAAGACATTTCGCCGGCTTTGCCGTCTGTGAAAGTCATACGTGATTTCTGAATAGCTTCTAGTTCAGCAGCTTTCTCTTTTAGAGCGCTTTCTAGACCTGCAACAACAGATTTAGTTTCGTCAGCAGCAGCGGCAAAACGCTTCTCTACTTCAGCTAGTAGTGCTTCAGCACCAGTTGTGGATGGTGTTGCTAAAGCAACAGCAGCCTTGATTTTTGCGTCTAGGTCAGCTTGTTCTGCGGCAGCAGCAGCTTTTTCGGCAGCAGCTTTTTCTTGAGCAGCTAGCACGGACTTAGTGGCTTGCTCAGCGGCAGCGGCCAACATTTTTTGTAGTTCTTCTGGAGTCATTTCCAATTCCTTTGTGATATCGCTTTTTGCATCGCCGGAGGCTTCTAGCCCTTTAGCTGAGTCGCTTGGGTTAGCAAATTGCATTTTGAAACTCTTAAATTCTTCGGCCGTGTCAAACGCCTTAGAAAGACTAAATAGTGTATTTTGATTTGCTGGTACAGACACAACAGATATTTCGTGTAGTTCCAGTTCTTTTACAACAAACAGCTCTAAGGCTGAATTATATTCCGCATCAACGATACGAAAACCAATGCTAAAGGCGGTTAGCACGCCGTCTTTTACAAGATTGAAAACATCCTCAGCTGCTGCAGAAATTCTTGCTTTTACATACAAGCCTTTCTCATCGACGCGGTGGTCTGTCATTCTTCCAACTGGTTCACTGTGGTCGTGGTAAGCAAGAATTACTGGATTTTTCAAGTAATTCTCAATACCCTTTTGCCACACCGCAGCTGGAACAATGTCACCGTGTCTGTCAACGTCATTGGTTGAAGCGTAGCCTTCGATGGTTACGCTGTCAATTTTGCCGTCAGCAGTTGGTAGAGGTTCACTCTTAGTAAAAGAACTGTTTAAAAACAGGACCTTATTTTTATCTACCATAATACCCCTTTGTGTTATTCCTTAGCGGAGGCGGGTCGTCCTCCAGTACTAGGATTTGCGGCTGAACCTGCAATATTTGCAGGGATTCGTAAATCATCGTTGCCAGCTTTTGACTCGTAACGAAGTTCTACACGAGCTTCGTTGGGAGTTATAATACCGGCATTTACTAACGTACTATGGTACGCAGCAATGTCTTTTAATTCAGGTTGTAGCGCACTAACGGAGCTGGTAATAGCTTCTACGTCGTAACCGAAGTAACGCTCAATAGCACTAATAAACTTACGATTAATTGGTAATACTGTTTCTAAGTAGAACAGACGTAAGTTAGGGCTGATGTTGGCGTTGTTACCGCCTTGCAACAAGATTGGTGGAATACCAACTGCTTGCATAATTTTTTCGCCATGAGTCTTGATTGAAGTATCAAAATCCATGTCTTTAAAGTTTGTTTCGGCTAGCTGATGTGGCTTTAAACCACTATCCAAGATAACTGGACGCTTGCCACCATTCTTTACATTGTACTTTTGTAACCAGTAAGCAATAGTCTTTTCTTTTGCAACCTGTGATAATGTATTATCTGTGGTTAGTACTAATCCAAATACAGCACCATTGTCAAAAAAGTTCTCTTGAAACGTCTGCATTGAATATAGCAATTTCACGCTGCGATCTGCTGACTCCAGTCGACTGCTACCGCGATAGATTGAATCACTGGCTAAGTCGCGGAAGTAGAAAACTTCGGACTCTTTGAAATCTACTAGTCCGTTGTAACGAAAACCCTTTATAAAGGTTTTTGTATCGGTCATGATTTCTACTTTGTCTGCTGGCAGGTGGTACATAAAAGTACCATCAAAGTGTACAAAGGCGTTGCCTTCTAGGATAAAGTCTGTGAATAGCGCGCTACGAAAATCTTGTGCCGACTGGTACGGATTTGGACGAAAGTTAAGTAGCGTATTTAATGTCTTTTGACGAATACCTACAACGATGCCATCGTGTACTTTATCTTTGATATCGTAGTCAAGGCTACTTGCTGCGTTAACCAACAGGCTAACGCTACGATTAACTGCTTCCAACTTTTGAAAGCTTTGGAAGTAAGTTATCTTTGCATCAGTGCCAATTTGCGTACCTGCATCTTGTGCAATACGCGTTTGTGCTGGGTTCAGCTTTTCACGAACCCAGTTTTGTGATTTTGTTATCCAACTCATAGTTTCCCTTAAATAAATCTTGAGAAAAATGAGTTGTGTGTTTGAGCGGGAACGGCTTTATCACCATGAACGTGCTTTTCGCGCTGTATTTCAATCCAGCGTTGCTGCTTTGCTTCTGAACCTACTGCTGGAGCCTTACCATAAATACTGTGCAGTGCTACATGGTGCGGATTACATAGGGTGTAAACCTGGTCGTATAACTCTACGCGGTGCTCAGCAATAAATTCGTCACGAACAGCTAAAATGCCATCGTCTGTTGATATGTCGTAACCTTTTCGCGCAGCCCACGTTTCTAGTAAGATTGTGATTGAATGTAGATGATGAAGTTCCAGGTCTTTGTCAGTATCGCAGACAAAGCACTCGGTTTTTTTATCGTACGCTGCCTTGGCACGATCGCGAACCCACTTAACTGGGATGCGTTTGTTTGTGTTCTTGGCCATTTTTTAATTGGACCTCTTGAGATTACTAGTATTATACCCGGTTAGCACAAAAATGTCAATACCATAATTTTTTGTGCACCTTGGACGTTTTGACTTGCGGACCGAATCTAAATCATGTATAATTGAATATTAAATATAAAACCGGTTATAAAGTATATGTATAAAGAGCATAACGAATCGCGTCCGCCATGTGAGAGTACTGGTCATGCTTTGGACGTTCTTTCTGTAAACCTTCTTTGGTATCCCAGCGATATTGGTCAAACACCGCTAATGAATGTGTGCAATGAGGAGCTACTTTTAAGCGGCCCTGGGCTACCAGTGTTTGCACATATGCAATTCCGGGTAAGACGTCCTTTTTAGCTTTTGTCGAAGCCAAGTCGTAGATGTAGGCCAGGTCCGAGGCAAACTGTGCAGCAGCCGAATCAATAAAGATTGTTTCTACACCCCACTTGGCGCACAACTCACGGAAACTTTCAGCGTGTTGGGCGGTAGTGGCTTCATTTTCCAAGTACTCGTCTACAATCCAGAACGTGTCTTCCACAGGCTGGTAGACAATAACACAAAATGCTGTGTAGTCTCGATAACCAGGGTCACAGCCAGCAATGGCTTCGCCTAACAAGCCTGGCGGCGGTTCCACCACATCGGATTGAGCTAAGCTATAAATCTGACCCTCAAACACTGTAAAACTGGCAAGGTATTCTTGTTCAAATTCCGCACGTGACATTGATTTACGTGCTTCAGCCACATCCGATTCAGCCATGCGAGTGTTCTCCGAATAGTCGGATTGTAAACTAACCCACTCAGGAAAGTTGGGGTCAAAACCACGATTCCAGAATTGAGAGAACCAGTTGTTGCGACCACGAGGGGTACTAATAAAGATGGCTTTTGAGTTGGGCTTGTCCAGGGTAGGACGTAAGGCGACGTTAAACGCAGCTTCACCATCCGAGCCTAGTGCAGCCTCGTCAAAAATAATCAAGTCATACGATCGACCAACGCACGAGTCAACAGTGCTCAGCGAACCCATGCGAATAGTCGAACCATTGCTGAGCTCAATAATCTTGTCCTTTAAGTTATCACGCGATACTTC